TCCATCCGGTAATTCTTCGTACAAATCACAACGGTCGTATGCGCTTACGGGTCGTCGCTTTGCTTTTATGTATGGCGGCCAAGCAAACGCGCAAAATCCTTTGTCATCGTTTTTCTCGATATAGAAAATGCAATTTCCGCAACACCGTTCCCCTCGATGCTTGTTCACGCCGCACCCCCGTCGCTCAACTTTTTCTTGCGTGCGCTAAACGCATCCATGTGCGCTGCGCGGATGGCGGGGTCAAGTGATTTGAACAAGGTAACAAGCGCAGCCGCGTCAGTCACAGACGCAATCTGCGCCAAGACCTCGGGGTTAGGCTCGACCTTCTCCGACTCTGGCAAGTCCTCGCCTGCGTAGATGTAAAGGCCGAGGCCGTGCATCGCAATCGCCTTCGCCAAGCACCGCATGATGGCGGTGTTCACGGCAAACGCATCAGGGTTGACGATTGCCCGGTTCCGGTTGTCCATCACCGGCAGGACGCAAGTCTTGGTGTCACCCTTCACCTCGACCGACACCTTGACCATAGCGGTGCCGTCCGGCAGGAACATCGCAGGGCGGTCGGCCCATTCGTGCGCGTTCCACCACGCGCCGGGGTCGAGTTTCAACACCTCGGCCCACGCCCACGCCCACGACAAATAAGACAGGTTGCCTTTCTTTTCAACATGGTCGTTTACATTAATTTTTAGAAGGTCTGACATTTGCTTTCCTCAATCATTTGTTTAAGTTCGCGCCGCAGTTCGTTGTGGCGGTCGATATCGGCTTGCGTCCAAGTGAGGATGACCGGCTCGGTGTAGTACCGGCGTTCCTCACACTCGCGTTGCTGTTGCCAGTCGTCCATTAGAAAGTCCTCACAGCAAGCCACGCGAGGGCGGCAAACATGGCAAACGAGAACAGGTACAGGCCGATAGTTTTCATATTGAAGCCCTCGCCATCTGTAGGGCTTGGAACATCAGCCGTTGGTTGGTTCGAGCGCAAATAACAAACGCTGCACGGATGTCTGCGTGCGCTCTTGCGTGCTTCATCGCAAGGTCACGGGCTGCTCTGGATTCACCTGCTGCGATTGCCCATCTGATTGAGGGCGGCAGGTGTTGGGGGATGGGTCGCATATCTGTTGCTCCGGTTACCGGTCGTTTGTGACCGTGGAGCCATGATGCGCTTGCTGTTAACCGATGTCAACAGCCTCTTGCATTTATTTTTACCATCGTTAACTTACCGACGCATGGACATCCAAGCCGCCCTTGCCGTTGCAGGTAGCAAAGCCGCCCTTGCCCGTAAACTGGGAGTCAGCCGCCCTGCTGTCTCACGGTGGGTCAAGGCAGGGAAACTGCCTCCCATGCGGGTCTGGCAATGGAAGGCTCTAGAAGCCGTCACCCCGCCCGTTGCAGCCGATTCCACGCCTACCCCTGCCTGACCCCTATGGTCAGCCCAGAAGCCGCCAAAATTGCTTACGACAAGGCGTGGGCTGTATTCAAGGCATGGCCTGCGACTGACTGGAGCGAAGCCCGGATAAAGGCTTTCAAAGCGGCTACTGGCGCTTGGCGCGTTTACCTCAAAGCCGTTAACCGCATTAGACCCCTTAAACGACAAACCCTCCACGAAGGAGGGCTTGACGCGGGCGGGGGGATGGCCCTATCCTCGGAATGCGGGTCGAGGTAAAGGCAAGATAAACCGGGGGAAACGGTTTGTCAAATGCCCACCTCCGACGCTCGGGACATCTTGGTCGGGGAAACTACGCGCAAGGTGACCTTAAACCCACACCGGGGCAGCCAGCCTGTGGGTGCGCGGCGTATCGTCGGGAAGCGCAAATGGCACTTGAGGGGACGAACCTTGAGCAAAAGTAGCCGACAGCGGATGGCTCCGTCAGTCATCTTCCGCACGACTCGCTTTAGGCGTATTCCGTCTAAACCGTGCGGATTCACCATCAGTCATCAGGGTCTAGACCATCCTTCTAGACCATCTTTAGCCTCAATCAGTCTTGAATCTAGAAGCCCTAACTAAAATTGTTGCATTAACCTCCGTGAACAGTTACGCTTGTCCTGTCTAACCACAGAGAGGTTTTTATGCACGAACTAGACGAAGCGGCTTGGGAACAATGGGTGGCTTACCGCAAAGCCATTCGCAAAACTATCAAACCCGCATCCGAACACGCGATGAAACTAAAATTGTCGCGTTTCGGTGCTGACCAGCAGGCGGTCGTTGACCAGTCAATTGCAGGTCAGTATCAGGGTCTGTTTGAACTGCATAAAAAAGCAACACCCCGCCCCGGTGAGAAGGTCGAAAAGACCGACAAGCAGAAAGCCGCAGATGTCGCTCGTCACGCTGAACAAGATGCGTGGAACGCGAGGGGTTGGGACAAGTTGGAGCCGACTCCGTTGAACCGTCTCAAACTCTGTGAGGCATATCTTGCTCGATTAACCATCAGCCCTGATGCGGATGCGATGGAGCGTCTGCGGGATTCGACCGCCGCCGCGTTGCGGTCAGCCGATGCAGCCGAGGTGCTGGGTCACCCGCACTTGATGTCGATGGTTCGCCAACTGTTTGGTGAACGCGGCTTGAATAAACTCAAAAAGCGGGAGGTGCAATCGTGAAGTTAACAACGAACGATATGTGGGATGCGTTGAAGGCGTATCAGACGCAGGCAAACGCCGACGGTCACGGCAAGTCGTGGCAGACAGCGTGCCAAACAAAAACCGTAGCCGACATGGACGCTGCAATCGAGGATTCTAGTGAACGGATGCAGGAAGCCGACCCCGATTACGAGTTGTTTGGTGGTCGCCCAAACGACGATTACGAGCGAATGTACACCGCAGGCGAGGCAATGATTAACGCGGTATATGTGATGCAGTCGGATGTTGAGCGTCAAGAAAACATCAACATGGCGATTCGACTCATCGAAAAGGCGCAGGAAATAGGAACATGAGCATTAACGCCATGCTGTGGGCGCGGGAGGTGAAGCCGTGACACGCGAGGACATTATCCGATGGGCGCGTGAGGTCGAAGATTACGCCGACACCATTTATCAAAAAGGCGAGTATCACCCCGGATGGTTGGAGGTTCGTGACCAACGCTTCGCCGCCCTCGTTGCTACAGCAGAGAAGCAGAAAGTCGTGGAATATATGAATTCTCGCGCTTTCGCTACAGGCCACGGCGACACCATTGAAGACTTGCTTAAAGAGATGGAGTGGCAGGTTGCCGAGCGAGAGCGTGAGGCGTGTGCGAAGGTGTGTTTAAACATGGAAGGCATGGCTGGTGATTATGCAGACAAGTACGCCGCCGCCATCCGTGCGAGGGGGAGCAAATGACCCGCACCTGTAAACAATGCGGAGAGAAATTTTACGGCGCGTCGAGCATTCTTCAGCATCGCAGCGGTGCGTGTGGCGGCGAGGAACTGCTAAAGTCTCGCGGTTGGGTCAAGACCAAAGCGGGTTGGGTATCACCACAACGCGCCATGTTCGACGCAAAACGCCGTGGAGTTTGAGCGGCTGATGAAAAACCGGGATGCGCCGCATATTGATTACGGCGCGTTTCTTGGGTTGCTGCCGAACAACCAAAAAGTTTGCCCGTGCAACATCGACGGCATTGTGGAGCGCAAAGGCAAGTTCCTTGTGCTTGAGTGGAAGCGTCAGGGCGAGTCGATGTCGGAGGGGTTACGCCGCACCTTGCAGGCACTCGCTGCCACGCCAAACTTCCAAGTGTGGGTGGTGCGCGGGGATACGGACGAGGGGCTACGGATAGCGCGGTTTTTCTTCGTGTCGCCGCAGGGCAAAGCAATGCTGCTTGGGGAAGGCGTGGAGGAATTTGTACGCGCCTACAAACTCTGGTACGAATGGGCTGACGGGTCGTTCTGATGCGCTACGCTGCAAAAAATGAGAATTGAAAAATGATTTATACCGGCGACTGCTTGGATGTGCTTCGGACGCTGCCCGCCGACTCCGTTGACGCCATCGTGACCGACCCGCCCTATGGCCTCGCCTTCATGGGCAAGAAGTGGGACTACGATGTGCCGAGCGAGGAGATATGGCGCGAGTGTCTGCGGGTGCTGAAACCGGGCGGGCATCTTCTTGCCTTTGCCGGTACGCGGACGCAACACCGGATGGCGGTGCGGATTGAGGATGCGGGGTTTGAGATACGCGACTTAATCGCGTGGGTGTATGGGTCGGGGTTTCCGAAGTCGCTGGATGTGAGCAAGGCGATTGATAAGGCGGCAGGCCGCATCGGTGAATCTGTTGTTGCCATCAAAAGAGAAATCCGCAAACGGTATGAATCGCAAGGCATGACGCAGGCGGCGTTCAACTTTGCCTGTGGCTTTGAGGCAAGTGGCTACTTGCGCGAGTCGTCAACATGGGCCAGCGTCTTGCCCCCTGCCGACAAATGGCAAGCCATAAAGGCCGTTTTGGGCTGCGGTGACGACCTTGATGCGTTGTTTGTCGAAGCGGAAAGGGAAGTGGTAGGCCGCACTAACCGAGGCAATGCGGTCAACACAGCCTTTATGAGCGGCGGCAATGATGTCACCGCCCCCGCCACCGACGCCGCCCGCCAGTGGGCCGGATGGGGTACCGCCCTCAAGCCCGCGCTGGAACCTATCACCGTCGCCCGCAAGCCGCTTATCGGCACGGTCGCGGAGAATGTGTTGGCGCACGGCACGGGTGCGCTGAATGTGGATAAGTGTAGGGTGGGGACGGATGGCGGAACCGCAAAGGGCAGCAAGCCTATGGGTGAAGGCAATGGCATTTATGGCGCAGGGTTGCATGGCGCTTGCGAAATACCGCAGTTGAGCGCAGGCCGCTGGCCCGCCAACCTGATACACGACGGCAGCGACGAGGTGGTGGGGCTGTTTCCTGTAACGGGGGCGAGTAAAGCCGCGCCTAGAGGCGGTACAAATCCAAATCCTATGGATTGGGGAAACGGAAGAACAGACGGGGATATTGTGAAAGGCCACACCGACAACGGAGGCAGCGCCGCCCGCTTTTTCTACTGCGCGAAGGCGAGCAAGCGGGACAGGGACGAGGGGAACAACCACCCCACCGTCAAGCCCACCGATTTAATGCGCTACCTTTGCCGCCTTGTCACCCCACCGGGCGGCACCGTCCTCGACCCGTTTATGGGTTCAGGCTCAACGGGTAAAGCCGCGATGCTAGAGGGTTTCGACTTCATCGGCATCGAGCGCGACCCGGAGTATGTGAAGATAGCCGAGGCGCGGATTAACGAGGCAAAGAGGCTAATTTAAATGCGCTACGCCGCACGCCGGGATGCCAACGATGCCGCCATCACCGCAGCCGTAAGAGCGGCGGGGTTTACGGTGTACGATTTGGGGCAGGCAGGGCAGGGAGTCCCCGATAAACTAATTACGGCCCCCGGCTTCGCGGCGTTCCTCGAAATCAAGACCCCGACGGGAAAACTGCGAAGGGGTCAAGAACGGTTTCAGATGGCGTTTGAGCCTTTGGGGATGTGGTTGCTAGCCCGTGACCCTGCCGAGACCGTTGCGTGGCTTCAGGCGCGGCTAACGACACACCAGAAGCCCTGACCCATGAGTTGATGGTGCTGGAGGTGGTGGATGTGGAACCGCTCACAGAGCCGGGGAAGCCACCAACGGGCAGGCTCTTGGATGAGGTGGGCATTCCTGCCATCCGATAACACCTTGACCGCCGCCCCTGTGTGGACGCTGAAGAAACCCAACCGGGGCATGATACGGGCGAGGTCATCTAACACCGCGTCGAGCCGGTCAGGTTCAATGTGTTCCAGCACATCAATGCAGCAGACCATATCAGCCTCTACGGGAGGCCCGTAGGACGGGAAGGCTGGGTCATAGGGGTGGTAATCAAACTCCAGCCCTGCGCCCTGCAGAGCGGTCTGGAGGTGCTTCTTCCCGGCCCCATAATCGGAAATTGACCGGATAGAGTTATCTACAGCCAGTTTGGCGACGAGAGGCGCAAAGGCGAGGGAGGCTACCCCGTAAGCAGGATTTGTGTGCAGTTCGACCTGCTGGGCGCGGTAGGCTTCGGAGATGGTAGTCATGCTTGCATCCTTCCCTGTAGGGGTCTAGCATCATCGTACCATAGGGGAGAGTCATGGCTGCTCACGAAAAAACCGTTGCGCTTTTTGTCGGAACCATGTTCCACAGCGCGACCATCACGCACCTTCAGCACCTTGCTACCAAGTCTTTCGCGCAGCACATGGCGCTCGGGGAATACTACGAAGCCATCCCCGACCTCGTAGACAAGTACGCCGAGGCGTATCAGGGTAGGTACGGCATCATCACGGGCTACGATGTCGAGTTCCATAAGAACAGCAACCCGAAGGCGTATGTGAAGTCGCTGTTGACCTTCCTCGACGAAATCAAAGGCTCACTCCCGAAGGACAGCGACCTTGTTAACCTGTTTGACGCGGTTGTGGATGGCGTGACGAGCCTTAAGTACAAACTCGAAAACCTCGAATAATGGCGCATAGGTAATGCCATATAAACCTAAAAAAATAGCCGACGCTTTGCGAAATTACCGCGCAGAAGATATGGCGATGTTTGACCTAACTGAACCGGGAAACATCAACCTAAACGAACGGCTTGGCGTAAAAAATGAAATCCCCGGTGAAGGCGGTATCAGTACGATACGCAGCATGGGCGTTAACATTGACGGCGAAGAAGTCCTCATCCCCACAGTCGTCAACGGGCGCATCGTAAGTGAAGATGAAGCCATCAAGCATTACCGTCGAACCGGCGAACACCTCGGCAAATTCAAAACACCGGAAGAAAGCACACGCTACGCTGAACGCTTGCATGAGCAAGAAGCACGGCGAGTTAACCCAAAGCAATACCGTTAACAATAGTTCCAGTTGATGCGGCACGGTAAACAGCAGTAAACTCAAGTAAATTGGATGCTCGTCCCCCGCGAGGACTTTTTATGGGGGACGGCTCACGATGCGTCCGTGCCTCGCACGGTGTGCCCGCCACCAAGACGCAAGCGGGCTGCATAAAATCCTTAACCCTTGCTACTGTTTCAGGTATGCTCCAATAGGTTAACGGAAACAAACACATGGCAGCGCGCACTAGAACGGTCAAACTGTCGGACGAGTGGAGGGAGCGCATCAGGGTCGCAGGCATCCTGCAACGCCTTGAGAGGGCCGCTATGGGCGAGGGCGATGTGACCCCTACCCAACTGAAAGCTGCGGAAATTGTCCTCCGTAAGACGCTCCCAGACCTTGCCAGAACCGAAGTGACCGGGGCAGACGGCAAGGAGCAGCAGATGGTTATCCGGTGGGGTACCCCCGTTGGCTGACATCCTGCTGCCGTACAACCCACGGCGGGCTTTCCTGCCATTTCACGATAGGAGCAAGCGGTGGGCGTGTTTAGTTGCCCACCGCCGCAGGTGCGGGTAAAACCGTTGCTGCAATCAATGACATCATTCGCGCCGCCATCATGTATCAGGGGCCGAATGGCTTATTTGCGTATGTTGCCCCTTACGCCAACCAAGCACGCCGCATCGCATGGGACTATTTTAAGTTTTATGCAAAACCCCTCATCGT